ATCCAGCAGCATTAGTAGTATATCCGTTTGATTTCAGCCACGTAATAGATATATTCGGGTTTATGACCTGCGTATATTGATTTGCTATTCCGCGCAAATTCATTTTGTGAACTCCGAACCTTCATTATTAACAGCGTAAGTTATCTGAGATAATAAATAACCTGTGTCGTTTAATAGCTTATCGTCTCCGCCTGGGTCTTCACCTGCATTAATAGCTGCCGCTGCTTCCCCTACTGTTTTCCCAGTAATTTTTCTGCTATCTTTTCGCCACTTTCTAAGAAGCACCGTAATTGGCGACAACTCAGGCGAATGTATTTCTGAAATAGTTTGCTTGATTTGTTTTGATGCCAATATACCAACTGAATCTAATGCGTCATAAGCAGTGCCATTTCCTTGAGCAACATTTATCACGCCCATTTTCATTACTTTAATCCATTCATCGCTATGCGCTTGAATTGACGGTGCAAAAAAAGGTCGCGCAGGAATGCTTGCTTCTGGCGCCCCAAACTCATGTATTGATGCGACATATCCGACCGATGTGCCATCAGGATATTCTTTGCCGGATGGCACGCCAACTTGAACGACTTTATTTTTAAATTCAGCAGGGATAGAAGAAAGTTTAGCAGTGATTTTATCTAAATTAAATGCCATCAAAATACCCCTGCTATTTTTCTAAATCCTTGCCGCTCAGGCGAGCCACCAACATACATGCCGACACTAGCTACACTTCGCAAAAGTGCCCTAAGCTGCATTCCATATGGGCTTGATGATAACCAATATTGAAAAGCATTTTTTGCTGGCGGCGGCATAAACGTCACATTTACGCTTCCTTCCGTAGCCGCTGTTACCACGCCAGTGCTTTGACCATTTGCTACGTTTGTCGATATAAATAACGTATGAGCGCACATTAGATCATTAGCGAGCTGTGCTTGTGCTGCATTCCAGATATATGATCCGTTGTAACTAGAAATATAATCAGTACCCATCGTCCAATACAGCTGAATAGTCGCCGTAGGATACGCAACAGTGTTAGCGAACGCTGGAAACTGCAAGCGAAAATTTGCGTCATTGTACGATGTTGGCATGATTAACCTTGGTTTGTTGTTACGCTCATATCATCTGGCATTTGCATACGAGAATCGCCCTCAGTGAGAGGTCGCGATTCGTCTGATAAGTTCATATCAGCAGCGATTTTTTCAGGGTCTGCGGCTGCCATTTGAACAATAATAAAACCATTTTTTACGTGCAAATTAAAATCGGGATTTTGCTGCAATAATGCATAATCATCGTCATTAATCTGCGTCATAATTCCTAGTGGAGTTTCAATACGAGAATCTGCGACATTGGTGCCGCCCTTGATAAACACGCTCCCTACAGCCATTGCAATACCGCTGTTGATTTCGTAGTTTTGATATTTTTGATCATTTGCAAGCGTAGAAAAGATATATACATTACCAGCGCTTGTGCTTTTTGGTCGTGCCATTATTTGCCCCTTTAAATTGGCGAGAAATTAATCCCGCCTTTTTTTAATTGATTAAATCCCGCTGTATCGAACGACCAAAAACGGACGTTTGCACATGATACCAGCAGTGGCGTTAGTATAATCCTCAACAAAACCTTTCGCTTGCTGTTCTACGCCAAGAGCTTGGAATTTTGCTGGAACTACTTGGATAAATGTTGCGCCGCCATCTGTGCTTCCGTCTGCCATTGAATCTGCGTACAAATAGAATACATTAGAACCGCCGTTTGCTGCGTTTAATTGCGGTGCCGAAATAACTCGCATACGAGGGTAATTTTCTCGCATCCATGTCCGAACCGAATTAGCCACCAGGCTGGATACAGTATTGAGCCATTGGTATGAAACTGTTGGCAGCGCCAGAGTAGTATCTGTATCTTCTGGATTGACGTTATCTTGAGATTGATTTTGCAATTGAGCAGCAGCAGCTTGAATATCTGTGATGATTTCTAATGCTGTTTTTTTGCTCCATAATGTTGAGCCGGAAGCGCCTTGCGGAACAGTTGTATAAGCGGGCAAAGATGGATCATTCAAGAAACCATATGTACGGTTTTGACCGTTGTTGAAACCAAAAAACCCAACAATGTTACGTTGAATTTCAAGAGACAAAGCCGCTTGTGTACGCTTTACGCCGGCACTGTCAATTCGCATACGACCTGCGCGAGCTTCTTCTAAACGTCCAACTTTCAAACCTTTTTCAAAGCGAACTACAGTTCGACGTTCAAAGTTCATATTCCACGAAGCGAGCGGAACATTTGTATAATCGCCATAGGTCACAGGGAATCCAACAGGCTCCAGAACGCCCTGCACAATTTCCTCATCTTCCCAAGATCCCGAAGTCATAATGCCGACCAACTCGTCAATTTTTCGAGCGGCAGTCATAATTTCTACATTACCCGGCAACCAGTTTTGCAAGAATTGAACCGGTGTTCCGATGGATGCAGTAGTAATCAGCGCCTGTTGATCGTCCATTGCTGCGCCATAATATTTGGTAGCGCCTTGAAGATATCTGTTGTTGAAACCAATACCAATTTTTTTAAGTTCCTTATAGTCCGCAGAATCTACTGCGGATGCAGGAATTGCGCGCACATCTTTCGCGCTGATTTGAGAATGAATGATTGACTGAGCCATTTTTTTACCTTTTTTAGTTAGTCATACGCAATGCAACTACGCCTGGATTCGATGTTGTGTACATAACAGTGTAGTTTTCCATGTTTCCGGATCCACCGTTCGGGAATGCTACATATCCGCTTGGGATTGTTCCGACAACCGGATTATAGAATCCGATATTTCCGGTGATTGGGCTGTAACATGCAACGTCACCAATATTTGCTGGTGTATTGCTATATACCCACAACGTACCCATAGTCACGAACTCTGCATTGGTATAGCCTGCTACGTTCAAAGTTGGCGACAAAGTTCCGGCGGAAGTTCCGCGCAAAGTATAGATTTTTGGGTTAGCCAAAATGCCCGCAAAAGTCCTAGGATTTCCGCCTGACGTAATTGTTGTGGATGCAACTGTTTGAGATACGGAAACAGTATAAGTGCCAATCCCACCAACAGAACTAGCCAAAAATGCTGTAATAGTAGTGCCAGCAGTAACGCCAGTTCCCGACAAGGTTTGACCAACATTTAATGTGCCTGCACTAACCGCTGTGACTGTCAATGTAGTACCAGCAATCGACCCTGTGACACTAGCAGCACCGCCACCAATTACGCCACCTTGCGAAGCAATACCTGTCACTGCATCAATCGTGAAAAAGTTTCCTACTGTGCCGCCGTTTGCATCAAGATTATACGGAAGTGCGCGCTGTGGCCCCTCAAATGCGAACTCGCCAACTACGCCGGCTGCGTATGTAATATTTACTGTAGATTGAAAAGCCATATTAAAACTCCTTATTCAAAAATTTATCAACAAAACTCATCGAAGATCGTTTTACGCCAGCATCTTCGACGATAGATTTTGGTTTTTGAGCCATCAAATAACCGTTTAGCGCAGCTTTTCGCTCTTGCTTTGGCACATCAATTCCTAGTTTTTCGCAGCCGTATTTAACCATTTTATCTAGCGACATTTCATCGTGATCAAATGAGCCAATTACATTAGATAATTTTTGATACATTTTGGATTTATCAATCATGGCTTTTTCAATGCTGCGCATGATGACAGCTTCGTCCATACCCTCTTTTTTCTTGTCTTCTTTTTCCTCTGCTTCGTCTTCTGTTTTCTTTTCATCAGAAAATTCGTCTTCGGTTTTTTTGTCTTTCTTTTCCTCGTCTTCATCCTCGGCTTCTCGCTCAGTATCGCCATCTTTGCGCGATTCGTCTGCGTCTAATGCAGATTGAAACTTTTTTACATGCTCTTGCAAAGCCTTAAATTGTTCTGCAATAGCAGAGCCTGCGGCCCCGGTGCTTTTAGCCATGTCGGCTCCTTTTATGTCTGAGTGGTCGAGTACTCTAACGTCAGCGCCCATGCGACCACGATCCACGAGCGCCAAATGATTAAATCTAATATTCACTTGCTCAAAGTCATGTTTTTGACCTTTAAACATTCCGATATTTTCTACATAGTCACAACGATATCCAAGCGATAACTCAACTTTTCCATCTTCAATAAGCGTTTTCATTGCTTCTGATACCGCCTTGATATTGCAGTAAAGGATGTTACCGTCAAATTCTACTTGCTCACCGGTCATGCCCTGCATTCCTTTTTGCTCAGCAGGCATTAAACCGTCATCTTCACTTCCGAGCATGACATGATCATCTACCCAAGGAATCAATCGCAATGATGCCATCGTTTCAGGATCACCAAGCTGCTCAGCAGATCGCAATACATAATATATTTTGTCTGGCTCTAATTCAGCAGAAATTGATCTTCCCAAATATGGAAATACACCCACTTTCGACAACGGATTTTTTGCTACTTCAAACCACCCGTTTGTATCCCATTCTCGCTTATCCATAGCGCTATCGACAACTGTAGCTTTGTCCGCAATTTTCTCGACTTTTTTTTCTATGCGATGGAAAAGTGGATAAGGAGCATTTTCAATAGATGCCCACAAATATGCATCATGCTCTTCGTTTAGTTCAGGAGTAAATTCACCATCATCGACAGCGAACAAATTAACATTATCTTTTTTATAGATAAGAGAAATACCATTCTCTGGTGAATGCTTTATTTCTTCAATAGATTCTCTAATAGCAGCTTGAATGACTGATTCGCCACTATCTACGTGGCCGCCTGGGAATCCCCAACTATCGTCTTTAGTCCGGCGAACCCATAGGATTTTGTCGCAATCAGTATAGACTACAAACGCCACATCATCGGAATTTGCATATAACTCACGCTCACCGCCTTCTTCGCTATCTTGTGACTTACGGGCTTCTGTATATGCAATTGCTGCTGCTTGAGTTTTAGAACGGCCAGACTTGATCAGCTCAGCAATATTTTCACTGATTACTTCTTTGCTTTGGCCGCTTTTTAATGGCATTTTTATATCCTATATAACTAATAAATCTAATTTTAATCTATTTAATTAATTTGCGCATTCTTATATCATTTTTTAGCAACAGTTTCAATTAATCATCATCATTTGATGAAAAAAATACAGGAACTAAAACACATCTACAAAATATTTCATCAGATGGATAGCCTTTTTTTCCAGTTTCTTTATTGATAATAGGCGGATCGTCAAACCTAAAAATTTTCCCACTTAGTTCTTGATGATATTTTCTTGGATGACGAGAACCTTGCGTGTGAACCCATTTAAACTTTTCTACTCCGAGCTGCATCAACCTTGTTCTGCTAATGTTTTCAGTTGCTTTTCTTGTTTGATCCATCGCTACATGTTTTGCCCACCTTGCATCACCTTGATACTTTTCTGTCAAATAAGGCACTAAATCTTTAAGACCTTTTCCGGTGGTAATTGATCTCATCACTTCCCCCTGAACTTGTCCTAAATATTTCTGTGGTATTCTTTTTATCAGATTTACAGATTCTTCTGTACTGGCTTTGATTATTTCGCTTAACCTAAGATTAGTCGCAGTTCTGTCAATTTCTAAAGGATTTATATAGTCTTTTAAACTAATTTTTAAGGTTGCGCTTGAATTGCTTATTACACTAGAAATCATTTTGTTTATTATTGATTCCGATAAATCATTGAATATTTTTTCATATTTATTCAATATTTTATTTATGACAATTCTTGATTGAGAAACAGGACTTGCATCCATTGCACCAATAAAATTAGTTTCGTTAAAAACTGCAATCAATTCTCGTCGTGTTTCCAAATACATTTTTTTTATAATAGGCTGCACTTGCCTATCCCACTGCTGCCATATCGCAGCAGATGGAATTAACGGCAATCCTACTTTCTCATTCCTGATCATTTTGATCTGGCTCATCATCATATTCTGGCGCTTCCTCAGACAATCCCATTTCGTTATAACCTGATTGTTTGTCAGTAGCGATTCTGCGACGCTCTTCTTCTGGAATGATTGCTCCCGACATGACTAGCTGTTGACCCGTTTGCGCTTTAATCAGATTGGTCTCCGCAAGTTCTTTTGCGGTCGGACTATCAAGCGGCAACCAATTTACCGACACATCCATTTTAATACCCATGTCAGACTTAAATACGATTTGATAAAAACGCTCGGCCAGGGGAGTTAAATCATTCTCTTGCATACTCTCAAGCATTTCGTGATAGCTCGCTTCCTCGTATTCGCCAGTAGAATTAAAACCTTTCGGCTGAGTGCCAAGTAATTTAGTCGCAGGTACATTGGCAATGGCGGCTACTAATTGATACTGAGTCATAATGACGTTATCAAGATCAGCAAGCGCTGTATCGTGCTGTTGAAATTCGTCAACATCTTTGTCGCCTAGTTTTACTCCGTAGTTGTCACGATATTGCGACCATTGATTGAGAAGATTTATAGTCTTATTTTCGTCAGACATTGCGGCTTCCAGGTCTGTCAACCAAACGTTTGTTCTCTTAGTCTGAACTAATTGCGGCGCTTCGTTTGCAGTTCTCTCAGACGCATATACGCGCTCATAAAGCATTTGTGGCAAAGGTACGCCACCGTATAGGTAAATTGGTTTTAAAATATCAACAGGTTCTGCATGACGATAAATAATCAGATGACTTCTGTGATGTTTTCTTCCGTTGATCATCCAGTATGTCGGCTCATAAAAATGCAGGGAATCTGGGCGACTTGCAGAGTCTTGATCAAGCATTGGTGCGATCCAATACGGGTCAATCTGCACAATACCTTTAAACGAATTTTTCTTTACACCGTCAATATTAAAAGGCTTTTCATAATATTGCGGGTCTGTTGATTCTATTTTAAATAACGCTACTCTAATGCCAAACACACGACCTTTTCTAACAAATTCCCGCATTGATTTTTTTAGATTATATTTTTTTTCTGCTTTCTTAAGATCAATCAGATACTTTTCATCCAAATCTTCTCCGTCGTCTTTGACAACAGACCAGCCCTTGCGAACAGCATCATAGGCTGGCATTGAACAGGCTTTATTCACTAACCAGTGCTGAGCGATAATCCCACATAACTGATGACCGATGAACGACTGAGCAGTGTACCAGTCCATGATCAACTCAGAATATGCAGTATTGTTATTGTAATACTGCTTGAATAACGGCTGCCCTGTGCTTGAGTCGTCCATTGCTGCTTCGATTAATGCTTTTGGCTGCGCATCAAATACTGATTGCATAAACTGCGGCAAACGTGCCTGGGGACGACCATAATCGTCTTCATGCGTACTGAACCATGCTTTAGACTTTTTTGTTTCTTTTACAGTCTCTTGATTACCGCCAAAAATCACATCTAAAATTCTTCCCATATATCACCCAAAAAAAGACCGCTTCTTAAATTCGCTCGGAAGGTTAGCCATAATGAACGCATCAGCCAAGTTCGGCGAGCTTACATCACGTTTAGCTAAATCCTTTTTACTTTCAACTTTCACGCGCCCTGCTAGATCGTAATCCTTCTTTGGCGTGGACAATTCATCTATTAACATGGTCAAGTTTGGCATATTAGCATCTATGAATAACATTTCGCTTTCGTCAAACTTTTGTTCGTTTATAACTGCATTGTATGTATTTCTGAGCCTATCAGCAACTAACCACCATGCCTGAGCTTTGACATTGCTAAAAAAATCTTTATTTCGTATATTTGTATTTGAATAAAATGCATCGGGCTTAATTACAGACCCGCCAGCGAAAAACTTTTCATGTTGCAAAGTAAAGTGATGTATATCATTTAATTCGTTAAACTTAGCACCTGCCGTTGCGCCGACACCAATGGCGTCATATACAATCTTAGATGATGTTTCTCTTGCTTTGTGCCATACACGAGTGCATGACTTGAGCAATTCGTCCTCTTTACCCTTCCAAACATCTGACCAGTAGTTTAGATTCCCATGCGAAGCAACTAATGCGCAAGAATCCTCACCAGCGTCGGCAACGTCGAATCCTAGACGATATTCTCCACCAGAATTGATTCCTAGCTTAATATGCGCGTCACATGCTGCAATAATCCATGAGCGCTTAATAACGCTCATTTCGTCATCGTTTAAAGGTTCTCCCTTATAGATGTGCATGTAGTTATCATAATCTTCTTCTTTCGCTGCTTTTATAATATCTAGCATCGTTTTAGACAAGAATATGTTTTCGTTGTAATTGATTTTGCGAACAATCGTATTAGGAGGAGGATTTACAACGAATCGTTGATATACAAAATCAGTAATTAGTCCTGGGTTGAAAATGATCCATATTTGCGAACCTTCCTTTCGGATAGTCGGCTCTAATATTTCCCATTGCGACTGAGTGAGACTGTTTGCTTCTTCAATCCACAGAATATCTACAGACTCGGTAGACTTTACTTCATTGATGTTTCGAGCGAGACCGTAGAATAAAAATTCTGTTCCCGTATGTTTGTTGATGATTGATTTGTCGGTTATTTTAAAGCGATGATTAAGACCAAATCGCTCAATCTGAATTTTTAAAAGCGAATACACGCTTTCGTCAATTCTATTCTGAAATTGGCGAGCGCATAAAATGCGAAGTTTTAGATTATCTGACAAATATGTTGCGAACCCTGCGGCGTCCCAGCTCTTACTCGAAGCCCGCCCACCAAACAATACCTTATTCCTCGCCTTAGTCATCCAAAACTCTTTCAAGCATGGATTTAAACTAGGCTTCTCTAAATTAACTATAGAAGTCATTTAGTGTCTTTGGTCGTTCGTCTGTCGGCTTATTCAGGCTATCCACAGCTTCCTTGTTAGCCTTCAATAGATCAATAGCTAAAGCACTTGATTCGTTTGCAGTGCGCATAATTGCATTAACGGTCTTTACACCTTCCATCATTTGCTCT